CGCTCAGGCACACCGGCAGCGTTTTGCGCAGTGGCAAATTCACCCTCGCGCACAACAGAGCCAGGGTCGAGCATTTTCATGTAGCCAAAGATCAGAGACAGGTCGCCCACGGCGCTGTCCTCGGATGCTTTGACACGACCGTAGGCAGATTTGACCTCTTGGTAGCCCTTGGTCTGGTCGCTGTATTCCTTACGGAACTTGCCCTCGGCCTCTGGGCGCTTGTCCGCAGGAATGATGCCTGCGGCGATCTGGTTGGCCTCTGCAGATGCACGCTTTGCTTCTGCGCCAGACTTGGCAGCAGCAGCGTCCGAGGCGCGACGGGCGGCCTTGGACGCCTCAATCTGGGCTTGCGTTAAGCCAATCTCCAAGCCGAACTTCTCGGGCGCAAACTTGGCTTCGGCCTCTTTGATGATCGTTGTTGCGGTCTGCTCGCGCAGCTTGAAAGGCTGCAATTCAGCCTTGCGGCCTTCTTCAGATGCGGCGCGTTTCTCGCCTTCAATCTTGCCGCGCAACTCTTGGTACTTGTCTGGCCCCATGGCAGCAACAAGCGACAAGTTGGTGCTGACTTTGGCTGCGTCTGGGTTGGTGTCAATGATGCCCAGCAGCACTTCTTGCTTCTTGGCCTCGTCCTCGCGGCCCGAGTTGCGCAGCGCAGTGATGCGCTCATTGACCAGATTCTTGGCCATGTCAGGCTGGCCACCTTCAAGCGCGAACAGCACCTGCGAGCCGTAGGTGATCTCGTTATTCTTTTGCTCACCGCTGAGAACGCTCCAAGACTTCTCAAGGTCTTTGCTCAAGGATGGGTACTTGATCATCAACTCGGTGAAGTCGGTCGCGGTTGCATTGGGCTTCTTGGACAGCGCGGCCAACTCGCCTTGCATGCTTTGCATCTGGGCGAGTTTTTCCTGATTGAGCTTTGCCTCTGCCTCTGCAGCTTGCTGCTTGGACACGAACGATGCCATGCCAAGGGCGGTTTCCACGCCCTTCATGGTCGAGCCAAATGGGTCAGTCTGCTGGAATGTGTAGTTGAAGGGCTGTGCCATTTAGAACACCTTGAGAGCTTTGAGTGTGGCCACTTGGCCGATTGAGCTTCCGATGTTGCCCCACATCTGCGCGTTGGCTTGGCCAGATGCCAGCGCTGCGCCTGCCGCAGCTTGACCCTGCTGTTGCATGAGGGCGGCAATCGTGCCACCTGCTGTCTGGGCTGCTGCACCGGTACCGGCTGCCGATGCTTGGCCAAGGCCTGAGATCGTGCCGAGCTTGGAAAACTGGTTCTCGATCATCTGGCTGAGAAGCTGGGGACGGAACTGGGCCAGCGCTGCTTGGATGTTGCCACCGCGCAGACCGCCAGTGGCTGAGGCCTGCTGCAGCATGGCGGTCTCGCCTTGACGAGCCAGCGCCTCGAATGTTGGGGAGGTCTCCAGCGCAGAGATAGCCTTTTTCTCTTCCTCTGTACCAGCCAAGCCAAGCAGGGCTTTTTGTGCGCCGAGGGCTGATGTGCCTGCGCCAACGTAGGGAGCAAGCAGTTTTTGCACCACGTCGAACTGGCGACGTGTTTCAGCAATGCTTTCTGCGCTTGCCTGTGTTTGTGCGCCTGCGGCTGTCTCTGCGGCTGACGTCTGGGCGCTGCTGGACATTAGACCAGTTACCACAGAGCCACCAATAATTGCGGTTGCAACCCATGCCATATTAATCCTCCAATGCTTTCTTGCCATCTCGCGAGACGAGCACGCCCGGCTTTGGTTGGTTGTTCACATCGTAGAGCGAGAGGCCATCATCTTCCATGAGATCGGCTTCTAGTTGATCGACGGATTCAACGTCAGTCCTGTGAATCGTCATCACCACCACATCGGTCAGTGCGGCCACCACACGCTTGGTGCCAACGGGCGATGGGACAACATCGCCTGGACGGATGGTGTAGTTCTGGCCCTGTCCTGCAACAGCCAACTCGCCAACGCAGCCAATGAACAGGTGCTCGGTTTTGTGCACCTTGCTCACGATGATTCGGCCTGCGGGGATTGCGATGCGTCGGCAGTACATACCGCCTGCGAAGAAGTGTGTGGTCTCCATGCCGGGAGCTTGAGGCATAGCAGCCATGATGCGTTGCATCACGTCGATTTTCTCTCGCGTTGCGCGAGACTGCTCTACCTCATGGTGTTCGGCCTGTGCCAGCATCAATCACTCCTTTTCAGGGTTATGGCTGCTGGTGGCCTTCAAGACTCAGCAGCGCCATTGTCTCACAAACAAATGCCTCGTCAATCCCCGTAGAAGGGGGCCTTCTCCCAAGCCTGGCAGGAGCGCAGGTCATGGCAGACGAAGTCGAACTTGGTGCAGTAGCCTCGAAAGCCTGCGTTTTCGTCCCACTCGTTGCGGGGGATGCGCTCCATCTTGGCCTGCATCATGGGGGTGTTGTTGTAGTACTCACAATTCGAGCAGCGGCGGCGGCGAGCCTCTTTCTCGTCAACTTGCATCGCACCGGCCAGCTTGACCCAGTAGGTCTTGTTGGCGGTCGGTTCGTTGGACGGTTCTTCCGGCCCGAGCATCCAGTCTTTGATGACAGTCTGGGTGTTCTTCTTGTTCTCGGCTGCTTTTCCTTGGGCAGGCCAATGAAGCCCTCGGAAACCATGACTGGCATTTGTGCGTCGCGCATGCTGTTCTCCTTAAGTGATCTCGCGGCCAGAGGCGCTGATGGTGATTGCGCCCGATGCGCTGGCCAAGGTTGAAATATACCCACCGTCCTCAAGCGTCTGCCCGACCAACTCGGGGCACAGATAGCACTCGCCTGGGGCGATGGTGCGCTGGCGCAGCACTTGGTTGTTCACGCCTGCAAAGGCGCTGGCAGCAACCAAGTTGACGCTGAATTGCACATCCACAGCGGCATGGTTGGTGGCGGTGAACTTGTCGATGATGGTCTTGCAGCCAATGGCTGTGTACTGCGCGGTCTGGGAGCCTTCGGCCTCCTTGCGCGGAATGATGTTCTTGACTGTGACGGTCATGCTTTCCTCACTGTTGGACTTGGGTTACCAAAAGCACGATAGCGGGTGCCGATGGAGCAAAGGCGGTCGCAGCCACATTGTCCACGGTCACGGCTGTGCTGTCAGCGGCAAAAGCCATTTCAATGTAATCGTTCGCGTTCAAAGAAATAGATTGATTCACAGCAATTGGAATGTAGCCGTTGTTCAAATCAGAAGTCACCAAGCGAGCCGAGTTCGGCACAGCTGTCCCGTTCTTTTTAAACCAAATCCAAATATTTTTTGATGATGAACTGGTGCTGGTTAGCTGCACCGTTGCATCAAATTGATAAAAACCAGACTCAGGAACAACAATCCTTGATGCTGGCGTTCCGATGGTAATTCCGTTGCTGATCTCAGTGCTGTCAAATGTCAGCAAATATTCTGTATTTATAGAAGATGGAAGCTGATCTGTTGTTTTAATAAATGTGCCGTAGTACTGCATCTGCTGAACAGCCGGACGCACAAAAATCAGGCCTGCTGTGGCATTTGAAATGATGCAAGTTGCCAGCGGGATAACGTTATCTGGTGCGGTTGGCTTCACGTTGGTCAATGCGCCAGCCACTGTTGGGCTGGCATAAAGCAGGTCGCCAACAGCAAACGCGCTTGTGTCCAGATCGCGCACAAAGCCCCACGTGGTGCAGTATCCCTTCTCTCCACTGTCCGGCAAGTCATGGGTCATCACACCCAAGATATACAGCGATGGTGCAGACCCATCGGCCAAGTAAGGTTCGACTAACAAAGCGTTGGCTGTGGCCCCAACAAAACCAACCACCGTTCCGTTTGGAATGGTCACGCCAGTTGTGTTGGCCACCCTGGCATATTGCTCTTGCCCAATCTGCTGGGTTACGCCGTACTCCATGCGCAGATCAAGGGTCTGGTCTGACTTGTTCCACTTGGCCTGTCCAAGTCTTGAGGCCGCAGCCGGGTTCTGATTGAACTCGACTGCATCGACCTGTGCCACGTTGCTGATCGCCCGGTCGCCTTTGTTGTCGGCCACGCCTGCGTTCAGGCCTGTGTCCTCGATCAGCCTGGTCAGGATGGCAATGTCGGACGGGCTGAGGTTCTCGACGATCTGGAACAGTCGCTCGAATGCCTTGATCGCCTCATGGTCGGGCAGGAACTTGGCAAGCTGGTCTCGGGTGAGAGGCTTTTGGGTTGCCATCAGAATGCCAGCGGTTCTAGCCGCGCCTCAAGTCGTGCGATGCTCAGTTGCGCATCGCTTGTGCCACGGAAGCGCTGAATGCGCCAGTTGCGCATGGTTCCCTGCTGCAGCCAGACGATGCGCTTTAAACGCTCGCCCTGCGTGCCTGCCTTGATGCGGGTGTTTAACTCCATGCTCCATGTCATCCCGTCGAGCGAGTACTGCGTCCAGATGATCGGGTCAGAGCCAAAGGCTGCGCGTCCGGTCAGGCAGACCAACTCCAACTCGTGGAACACAGCGCCTCGGCCTTCGTTGTAAACGATCAGCGTGCCAAACTCCCATCCGACCAGATTGCCGTAGTGCGAGGACACCGTATCGCTCAGATAGCCATGGCTGCTGCTGGTCGGGTCGCCCACGAGCCATTTGTCGTAGCACCAGACCAGATCGCGCGCGCGGTACTGGCCATTGACGAACAGGCTGGTTGTCAGGGTAAACCATACCGCCTCGCCCAGCACTTGGCTGGCTGCGCCATCGTAGACCAGCGTCTGGTCGGGCAGATGGATGTAGAGCAGTTGGTGGCCCTTGTCGACACGGGCTTCCATGACCACAGCGGACAGTTGCGCCTCGGTGTAGTCCAGCAACACTTGGTCAATGTCACTGGTGCTGATCTTGACGGTCTGGCTGTTGGCACCGAGCCAGACTGCGGGGGCCTCGTTGCGGCCACCACCCATAAAGGCAATGTTCTCGAGAAACACGCAGCAGGTATGCGTGCCCAGCGTGCCGCGCTGAATCTGGCCACCTTCGACGCGAGCGAACGGGAAGTTCTCGCCCCCCACGTTGTCGAACACCTCGATGGTGTGGCGGTTCAGTGCGTAGATTTCGTTGCGCAGCTTGAGCAGCGCTTTCACCGGGTCTGGGTCGGCCTCGGAAGAGCCGTACTTCAGCGGGTTGACAGCGAACGGGTCGTTCAACTCGGTGACGACCAAGAAGGTGCCATCGGTCGTCATGAAGTAGCCATCGACCCAAGCCACATCGAGCACCGTGCCAAGGTCGGCATCGGTGACCTGCTGCAGCGTTGTGCCGTTCCAGTAGAACAGATTGCCGTTGCTGGCAATGGCCAGTCGGTCAAAGGAGTAGTCAAAGGTGACGGGCGTGCTGCCACCCACATCGCCCAGCACGGTCGTCGTGCCATTGCTGGCAATGCTGACCAGCTTGGTGCCCATCACCCGGTAGCAGACCCCGTTCCAGTTAATGCCACCTCGGGACATGCCTGGGCCTGTGCCGTTGGCCACAATGCCATCAGCCGGGCGCAGGTAGCCTGCCGAGATGCCACTTTGCTTTGGCACCGGCATGAGGTTGCGCGGGTAGGCCACACGGAAGTCAGGAGACTGGTCGGTGTATATCCCAGAAAGTATAGGCACCTGCATTACTTTTTTTCCTTACAGTTATCGAAGTGCCAGCGCTTCATAGCATTGCCTCCTGATATTCCACAATGCGGACATGTGATGATCTGCTGAGATTTTCCTGTCATTGATGCACTATGTTTTGCTCGTTCAGATTCGCTTCGTTTCTGTCCTGTTCGACTTTTGTTCCCAGCATGAGCAGCACTCATTTTTTGTCTTGTCTCGTCTGAATGCTTGTGTCCAAGTGTATTTTTAATACCAAGACGAGATGCAGACATTTTTGCTTTCGCTGCGTCTGTATGACGTGAACCAGTTTTGGCGGCAGAAAGTTTTTTTCTAGTTTCTTCTGAGATTATTTTTCCACGATGCGCTGCACCAACCTTCTCGCGCCATTCGGTTGTTTTTACCCATCCAGCAGTCCCATCGCCTCCATCTGTCAAATTACAGAGTCTGACTCCAATTGCGCGAAGTTGCGATATGCGCTCTTTCTCAACTAAAAATGCAAGTTCTTCATCTACATCGCTGGCAATCATGCGGACGCGAAATCCGCCTGCTTTGCGTTCAGTTCGCTGCCAAAATTCATTACGATGATAATTACTTCGAACTGTGCATCGTTTTCTAGTTCCCTTTCCAACATAGAAAATCGTGCCTGTGTCTGAGCGAAGATGCTCATACACATAAAAGCGTTTCTCTGCTGATCTCATAGTCACCACTTTTCGCGATCTGACCAATACGCTGCGCTCATCTTGCCCTTGGCAATGTTGTCAGCGTGACGGGCTTTGAACGACTCGCGGCGAGCTTTTGCGGCCTTGGACTCGCCCTCTTTCTTAGGTGAGCCTGTCACCCCCTGCTGGCCGAAGCGAATGGTCTTGATCTTGTCGCCTTCCTTGGCGACGACCACGTGCGACTTGGTCGGGTGGCTAGGCGTGCGCTTGGGCTGGTTGTAGCCCTGCACACCCACCTTGGCCAGCCGAGCGTCCTTCGGCTTGGCGGCCATTACTGACCACCTTCGCCCGTCTGGATGTGCAGGGTGGTACCGGACGCAGAGATGTAAGCAATGGTGTCATCGCCATCGCCCTTTTGGACAACGATCTCGCTGTTGGCACGTACAGGCATGTCAGCGGTCGAGGCAGTCTGGGCACCGGAGCCGATGCGAACGTGGCAGATGTTGGCACCGACGTTCACCAGGCGCACGGACTTGGCCTGCGAGTCAAGGCTGGCAGATGCCGACGAAGCAGCCGGGGTCACGACAGCGTTGACACCACGACGGGGCTGGAATGGGGCGCGAATGGTCATGTTTGTTTCTCCTGAGAATTAGCCTACACGGTACCAGCTGCTGGTCGAAAGATCGAAGCGCAGTCGGAAGAAGTCGTCAGCGGCCACAACAGCCGGTTCGCCGGTCACAGCGGTTGCGCCGTTGCCGTTGATAGTCAGCGCGTTGATCTGCTGCGTGCAGTTGACGAGCACTTCCTGCTTGTCGATCACGTTGGCGATGGCTGGCAAGGTGATCGTGCCTGCAGCAAAGCCTGCGGTCGGGGTCAGAATCAAGTGCGTGTTGTTGCTGTTGTTGTTGATCGCCACGTTGAAGCCGCTTGAGGATGGAGCAGCGTATTGCGTGACGTAGTTCGGGAACAGGCTGGCCGTGCTCGGGAACACGAGGTTGGCCTGCATGTAGGCCAGCAGCATCGCGCCAGTGATCGCCTTGGTGGTCGAATCGGCATCGTCAAGAATGGCAAACTTGTCGGCTGCTGTCACCGATGCGCCAGCGGTCATGCTTGTGAACAGTTGCGCTTGGATGTAGGCGCGAACCAGCGCAGCGGTCACCTTGACCGAGTTGGCCTGGCTGGCGTCGTAGATCGGGAACAAGTCGGCATCGACAATCGCCTCGGTGCTTTGGGTCAAGTCGGCCACAAAGTTGTCGAGGATGAACGCCTGCAAAACAGACATGGCGGCCTTGCGAGCATCGCCGTTGTTGGTGCTGAAAACAGGCACCAAGTCGCTAGCCGATACGGTATCGACTGCCGACAATTGGTTGATGGTGGTCATTAGGGTTTCTCCTTAGTCGAAGTCGATAGCGCTGTCTTGGCCTGCCAACAGACGGTCTTTTGGCGGGTCGAGGAATGGATTGTCCACGGCCCACGGCTTGTTGCCTGCGCCTGCTGGCATTGTGCCCGGCATTTGCATTTCCATGGGCATGGCGGCACGCGAGAGCAGCACCTCATAGCCTGCTCGAGCTGCGGCCTTGGTCTCGGGCAAGACGGTCTTACCATATCCGGGAGCGATGCGCTGAGCCAGATTGGTGTAGATCGCCTCGTTTGCGGAGTCTGGGACGTTGGTCTGGGTGTCCAACGTGCTGTTGTTGGGGCTGGTGGGCAGCGGGTATCCGACACGGATGCCTTTGCCGTTCCAAGTCGCCATCATCGCGTCCATCTTGAACAGGGCGCTGTTCAATTGCTCCGGTGTCAGATCGTAGACGTAGGATGCAAGCCCGATCTCTTCGAAGGCTTGCAACACGAATTGGCGCTTAGTCCAGCCCATGATTACGCCTCCAGCGCCTTGGCGATCAGGCCACCGAGCTTGGAGTCGCTGGTGCGGCCATCAAACTTGATGCCCAGTTCAGTGGCTTTGGCTTCCAGTTCTTCGCGGGTCGGGGGCGCGTTGTCGTCTGCGACTGCCTCGGCAGGTTTCGCGGGAGCCTTGGTCTTGGCTTTGGCCTCGGTGGTGGTCAGCGACCATCCGTCCTTCTTGGCCTGATCAACTTCGTGATCGTCGACAACAACATAGTCAAACTTGTCGCCGTGAATCTCGTGCGCACCGGGGTGCTTGTAGAGCATGGTCGGGTTCTTCATTTCATTCCCTTCTTGGCAGGTTTCGCGGGAGCCTTGGCTGGCTTGCCAGCTTTCTCAGCGGCCTTGCGTGCAGTGCTCAAAGCAATGGCCACGGCCTGCTTTTGAGGCTTGCCTGCCTTCATCTCGGTCTTGATGTTGCCCGAGATTGTCTTGCTGCTGTAGCCTTTTTTCAGTGGCATGGTTCTCTCCAGTCAATGAAAGAGAGGGAGCCGAGGCCCCCTCTCTCACTCAGCTTAGGTCTGGCTGAACAAGATCACGCCGGACATCTGCGGCTGCTTGTTCACAACACCGAACAAGGTATCGAGACGATACTTGGTGCGCATGGTGTTGATGTCGTAGAACTTCTGCATCACCACTTCGATGCCCTGATCGGTCGAAGCACGCATGACTGCGGTGCCAGCGTCCGAAGGAACAGCGTAGCGGCCAGGCAAGATTTCCAACGAGTCTTTTTGCCAGAAGGGGTTGACGTTGGCAGACACAGTGTTCAAGAAGGTGATGGCTGCGCCGTTTGCAGGCGTTGCGGTCACGTTCTTGTACTGCAGTTCTGCGTCGGTACCACCACCACCCGAGATGATCGGGGGGCTGATCTGGACAACACCAGAGCCACCAGAGCCGGACACGATCGCAGTGATGCGGAAGGTCTTGAGCTGGCCAGTGTCCTGCTTGGTGATGTGGTGCACAGCGTTCACGCCAGCGATGGTGAAGCAGTCGCCAACCTTGACCGTGCCACCGCCAACAGCGATGGTCAGGTTTTGGTAGCGGTTGTCCACGTTCTGGGTCTCGCCGGTACCAGCGGTCGAAGTTGCCTTCGGTGTGTAGTACTGGTTCGCACCGTTGACAGTCACAGTCGTGCCAGCAGCAGCGGTCAGACGGTTTGCATAGTCGAGCTTGTAAGTGTCGAACGATGCAACCATGCCAACGTAGGCCTTCTCGTAGGCGGTCAGCGGCTTGCCGGTCAGGGTCTGACGACCAGCCAGGTTGCTTGCCATTCCGTTGTAGTCGCGGGTCGACAGGGCCAAGTAACGATCGAAGGACTGCACGCCCTGCTCGTTCATGATCGCTTCGGCCTGGGCCACATCGTCAAAGCCAGAGGCAGCAGCGGTGCGCTTGACGACGAGGGTGCCCTGCTGGGATGCCACGTTCATCACGGCCACGTTGATGTCGCTGGCCAGCTTCTGCTTGGCCGAGTCGCCAAGACGACCTTCTTGCAAGGCATCACGCAGTTCTTTGGCGGTCAACGTCCAAGGCACAGACTTGCTGAAGCCGATGGTCGAAGGGACTGCCAACTGGGTGAAGTCCTTGAAGTTGGATGTCATGTCAGTACCATCAAAGGACTGAGCGATATAGGGCTGCGGACGCCAGATGATGTCGTTCGCACGCTCCATCTCGGTGCTGTCGGTGTTGTAGACCGACACGTTGCGGGAAAGCACGAGAGCGTCTTGGAAGCCTTCGAGGATGTCTTCGAACGCTACGCGTTCTTCTTTGGAAAATGCATTAGGCATGATTAAAGTTCCTTAAAAAATGTCATGAGGACTGGCGCTTTTGCCGTTTGTACTGCATGACTTTGGTGAAGTCACCAGTCCTCTCAGCATCGGCACGCAGCCGTTCGAGGGTTGAGTCCACCGAACCAGACACACGTCCATTACCTTGGATCGTTTTCTCTGGCGGCGGGGCTGCCTTACGGTTCGTCACTTTCAATTGCGTCTCCAGTTTCGCTACCGCGAAGGCAAACTTCACGGGGTCGGTAATGCTTGAGAGTTCCTTTGCTTTCGCAGGGTTCTTGCCAAGCGCGTAAATCACAAGCGCGGGATTCTCCGAGCCTTGAAGCACGATGCCTTGCTGGGTGACAGAGAGGGACTCCTGCACCGTTGCTTCCGCATCCTCAAAGTCTTTGACCTTTAACTCGGCTTTCGCCTTGCCGTAGTTCTCCAACTTTGCCTGCCAAGTCTTCTGCTGGTTCTCAGCTTCTGCCTTGGCCTTTGCTTCTGCCTCTTCCACTTGGCGCTTTTGGGCAAACCAATTGGTCAGGGCGGCTTCGTAAGCGTCAGAGTCGTAGTCGTGATCTTCGAGGGTTGGCTTCTTGCCCAGCGCGACCGGCTTGGTCTCAGTCTGGCTGGTCGATTTCAGCTTTTCCTCGAGTTCTCGCTTCTCTCTCTGCAACTCCCGATAGTTCTTACGCAACTCGCGTACCCACTTGGGCGCTGGTTCTTCATCATTGGTGGGCGGCGCTTCCTCACCGATGGACACCACGACTTCGTTTTCGTCATCGTCCTCGTTGCTGTCGTCTGCATCGCCTTGATTGCCATTGCCTTCGGAATTGTTCTCGTCGGCGTTGTGCTCGTCTTGGTTCTGCTCATCGTCCAGCAGGACGTTGTCGTCATCTTGGTCTTGATCTCCTGATACTGCCTTTTTCACGTTCATTGCTTGACCCCATCAAACTCACCCATGGAAGCGGCTGGGTGGATACCGCATATCGCTATTCTGCCACCGGACTGACCGGTTGCACAGGTTGTTGCATCTGGGCCATCTGCTGCGCGGCCAATTCTGCGCTGCCGATGGTCTGGATTGCCCGGATTGCCTGATCCTGTTCTGCCCCAGAAACATCGGCCATGGTCTTGACCGTCTGGGCGCGTTTGAGTTCTGCCGAGGCGACCGTCTCGATGGTGTCGGCACGAGCCTTGGCTGCCTTGGCCACAGCTTCTTCGGCGGCTGCCTGCAAGAAGATCGCGTTCGGGTCTTCGGGTTGGTTGGCCTTGGCCTGCATCATCTCTTCCATCTCGGCCTTGGTCGGCTGCACCACACCGAGCATGATCAGCTTGCGACGGAAGAAGTCGCGCACGTCGCTGATGCCCTCGCCTTCCATGTTCATCATGGCCATGGCACCGAGCACCTGCATAGTTTCGGGGTCTTGGGTGATGGCCATCATGCCGGTCAGGGCGCGGACAGTTGCCGAGCGTCGGCTGGACGAGGATGGGCCAACGTCCACGGCCACATCAAACTTGGCGTTGGACAGGTCATTCTCGTAGAGCGTCTCGCCGGTCTTTTCATCGACCATTGGGCGCAGCAGTTCGACCGAGTCCACCTCGTTTTGTTGACCGACCGTTTTCATCTTGCGGCCTGGTTCGACCAGAATGTCCTGCGCCATGGACAGCCAGATTTCACCCGAGCGCTTCACGGCCTTGGCCATGTTGCTCATGTAGATGAAGGTCTGCATATCCAGCTTGTTCTGGATCAACTCCACGGCCTTGCCGGAGATGTTCGAGACGATCTTCTCAGCGCCCTCTTGGTTGCCAAGAATCTGCTGCATGTCCTGCTCGGTAATCTGCAGCAGTGCTGCCATGGCAGGCGGGATGGCAGGTGGTCTGGTGTAGGCCACGGGGCCAGACACAGCCAGGTTGCCGTTGGCATCCGTGATCGGGTTGATCAGCAGGTAGGGGTAGTTCTTGATGTTGTCCTCAGACCACATGACCTGATGGCCGGAGACTTGCTCGGGGGTCAGGATGGGTTTCTCGACCGAGGACAAGGCGCTGATCTCGCCCAGCTTGGACAGCTGCATGTTCTTCAGGCGCTGCGAGTCCTTGGCCAGACGGACGTGGCCCATGCAGCGCTCGATGTTGTCGATGAACCAGCGCTTGCCGTAGACCGGCACGATGGGAATGCACTTGCCTGCGATGTAGCCCATGTCGTCGAGGACGCGAGCGCCGTTCAGGATGTACTTGTGCACCCGGCGGCGCTTGATGCGCTTTTGGCGCACCTCTTTGAAGCCGGTCGCCAGCAAGGTTTCCTCGAGCATTTCGTCGGCCTCAAAGTCGGCATCACGGTACCGAACCTCCTGCGCGTCCAGCCCTTCGAAGATGCGCACGGTCTCGCTGGTCTCTTCGATGCGGTAGTACTCAGCCACATAAACCACGTCGGGCGTGAGCCAGTCGAACTCGTGCTGGTAGACCTCTTTGGGCCAGCTGGCCGGGTTGTCGCCGTACTCATCCTCGTAGGCATCGCGGGTCAGGGCGGTCAGCACAAAGCAGCGCTTGGCATCGGCCTTGTCCTGGCGCTTTGCGTTCAGGTCAAAGAACACCGACGAGTCGGCATCGAAGATCGGTTCGATGCGGATTCGCTGGCGCTCGTCCTCTGCATCCTCGTCGTCCTCGTACTCGGCACGCAAGCGCCAAGCACCAAAGCCACCCCCGA